GTCACCGTGTATTGGTGTCTGTAAGCTAGACCATGAGGGTAAATACTGTGTTGGCTGTGGTCGCACAGTTAAACAAATAACAGACCTAGGTAAAAGAAGGTAGCAATGCAGCATCTGTTCTTGCTCCTTGTCTACTTAGGGACAGGGGATGCAAGGACGCTTATCAGTGGGGATATGTACTTCGCTGACATCACTCGATGTAACTTCTTCGCATCCCAAATATCAAAAAGATACGGTAACTACCAACACTTGTCCTTTGTAGACCCAAAGGATCGAGTGACGGCTTACTGCATCCCAAAACATATCAAAATCGGAACTGTGGAGGTCTACTAATGATTGATCCTATTAGTGCCTTCGCTGCCGTTTCTGCGGGACATTCGGCAATTATGAAGGCTGTACAGATGGGGAAGGATTTATCCTCCTTATCTAATTCAATCTCAAAGTATGCCCAAGGAGAAGCCGAGCTTCAATTTGGTGCAGCTAAAAAGAAGAAGGCTAAGTTCTCATTCGCTGAGGACAGTGCCATCGAGAAGCATTTCCGCAAAGAGAAACTCGATGATATGAGGAGTGAACTTCGCTCCATCTTCCAGCTCTATGGTAAGCCAGGGCAGTGGGAGAGACTACAGGCTGAGATAGCCAACGAGAGAGCTAGGATAAAAGCCCAGCTCGAGCTTGAAGCCCTACACAAAGAACGAGTCCAGACAATCATAGCTGTCATATCCGTCCTTATAATAGGTATCGGCAGCTTGATCATGTGGGCTGGCTGGTTAACAGGACGATTAGGATGATCAACATATTACTACAAGGTCTTCTTGGTGTGGCTGGTGAGGCTGTAACAGGCTTCATAGACACTAAGAAGGCTAAGGCAAAACAGAAGCTGGTAAAAATTGAAGCCGAAACCAGTATCATGGAAAAGCAAATCTCTGGTGAAATTGATTGGGACGTAGAGGCTGTCAAAGGCTCGAAGGAGAGCTGGAAAGATGAGTATCTTACTATCCTATTTTCTATTCCATTATTGTTATGTTTTATACCATTCACAGTGGAATACGTGGAAAGAGGCTTCCAAGCATTAGCCCTTACTCCTGATTGGTACAAATACACCCTAGGGGTCATCGTGTCTGCAAGCTTTGGTATCAAAGGTGCGACTAAGATGTTTGGAAAGAAATAATGAAAAAACTAATAGACCAACTCAAATCACATGAGGGACTTCGGTTAAAACCTTATAAATGCACATCTGGCAAACTCAGCATAGGCGTAGGACGGAACTTAGAAGACATAGGCATCTCGGAGAAAGAAGCAGAGATGCTCCTGCTCCACGACATCGAGGAAGCCGAGAGACAGCTAACAGCCCACTTCCCGTGGACTCAAGACCTCGACGAGGTACGTTTAGCAGCCCTTATCAACTTCACCTTCAACGTAGGGATAGGGACAGTCTCCAAGTTCGTAAACGCAATGGCTCTGCTAAAGGACGGAAACTTCGATATGGCATCGGAGGAATTCTTACAGAGCCGTTGGGCTAACCAAGTAGGCCAGAGAGCCATCGATGTAACAGAACAGATTCGCACAGGAGAATGGCAATGAGTAGAGCAACTGAAACCCTACTAGCCACCCTGCACGACGCTGTAGCCCAAGAGCTATTAGGTCGTGTCAAGTCAGGTGAAGCCTCCCCAGCAGAACTGAGTGCCGCCATCAAGTTCCTAAAGGACAACGGTATCGAGGCTGTCCCATCTGTCGATAACAACATCGGCAAGCTGATGGCATCCCTACCTGACTTCGAGGAGGATACTGATGAGCAATTTGTCAATTAAGAAGGGCGAGAAGCTCTCTACAGAAGCCGGAGCTGGTTTAACAGCTAAAGGCCGAGCTAAGTACAACCGAGAGAACGGCAGTAACCTCAAAGCCCCTGCCCCTAACCCTAAAACAAAAGCTGATGCTGGACGGAAGAAATCATTCTGCGCCCGTATGGGAGGCGTTGTGAAAAGCTCTAAGAATGCAGAACGAGCCAGAGCATCTATGAGAAGGTGGAATTGTTAATGTCATTATATGAAAACATGAACAAACGTAAGAAGGCTGGTACTAGTCGGTCTAAGAAGAAATCTACAGTAGACCCTAAGACCTACGCTAAGATGGCTGCTAAGAAGGGTGGCTTCGCTATAAAGAAGAAAGATAATGCCTAAGAAGGCTAAAGGCTCTCAGAAGCCCCTACAGAAGAAAGAGGGTCAATCTGGTGTAACCATACCCCCGACCACTCTAGAGGCCGTCAGTGAGTCTCCTAGAGCCATTAAAGACCCTTTAAGTCCAATCAAGGAGGACTTCAGGAAGTTTCTCTACCTCGTATGGAAAGAGATCAAGCTTCCTGACCCTACCCCTGTCCAGTACGACATAGCTCAGTTCCTCCAAGACGGAGACCCTAAGATATGCGTACAGGCCTTCCGAGGGGTCGGTAAGTCATTCATTACGTCGGCCTATGTTCTCTGGGAGTTACTGAGAGACCCTCAGAAGAAGATATTGGTGGTATCAGCCTCCAAGAACAGGGCAGACAACTTCACCACCTTTACCCTGAACCTAGTGAATCAGATGGAGGTCTTGAAGCACCTGATACCTAAAGACAACCAGAGACAGTCTAAGATTGAATTCGATGTTGCCCCCACTGAACCAGACCAGTCACCCTCAGTTAAGTCTGTAGGTATCACTGGGCAGATCACAGGTACACGTGCTGATATCATCGTTGCTGATGACGTTGAGGTATTGAATAACTCAGCTACAGCAGATATGCGAGAGAAGCTGCTAGAGAGAACCAAAGAGTTCTCGGCTATCCTGAAGCCTAAGAAGGAAGCCCGAGTGATCTACTTGGGAACCCCTCAGACTGAGGACAGTATCTACAACAAGCTACCTGAGACATTCACTTCCCGTATATGGCCTGCCCTGATGCCTACAAGCGAAGAGATGGACAAGTATGGTAATGGACTAGCCCCGTACATCAAGAGGCTGTCTACGGTCTCTGAAGGCGGCTCTACAGACCCTTTAAGATTTACCGACATGGACTTGGCAGAACGTAAGGCAGAATACGGCAAGGCTGGCTTCTCCCTACAGTTCATGCTCAACACCCAGCTCAGTGATCTGGAGAGATACCCTCTCAAGATACGTGACCTTATTGTCATGCACACATCCGTAGACAAAGCCCCTATGGACGTACACTGGATGCCTGACCCTGAGAAGCAATGGAAAGACCTTCCGAACCTAGCGATGGCTGGAGACCGCTTCTACCACCCTAGGAGTACCTCAAGTGAATTTGGGGAGTACACAGGCTCAGTCTTAGCTATTGACCCTGCTGGTCGTGGTAAGGATGAGACAGGCTATGCTGTCGTAAAGATGATCAATGGTTTTCTTTATGTCAGACGATGTGGCGGCTTCCAAGGTGGTTACGACAACGAGACCCTGACCAAGCTAGCTGAGATGGCTAAGGAGGAGAAGGTCAACGCTATTATCACTGAGGCCAACTTTGGTGACGGTATGTTCACCCAGCTCATGAAGCCCATCCTGAACAAGGTACATCCCTGCATGGTCGAAGAGGTCAAGCATAGTACCCAGAAGGAACGAAGGATCATCGATACGATAGAACCCGTGATGGCTAGACATAAGCTCATAGTGGACTCGAGTGTGATTGAAGATGACTATAAGACAGCTCAGAGATATGACGCTGAGAACAAGTATACCAAGACGCTCGTCTACCAGCTAACTAGGGTCACCTATGACCGTGGTGCGTTGAAGCATGACGATAGACTCGATGCCCTAGCTATTGCTGTGAACTACTGGACTGAACAGATGGCTCAGGACGAGGTTCGTGGGATGGCTGATGTGAGACAACAGAAGCTTGATGATGAACTGGAGAAGTTCATGAGGAGTGCTGTAGGTGGGCGTGGGAAGACTGGAGGAAACTCTTGGGTGAATACTTACAGATAGCTATGAATTGGAAAATACCACAAAAATATGAAATGGTATATTCGAGGGGGATGACAGCAAAATCCCCCCTTGGGGGGTCATGGGGGCGTCATCAAGCTGAATGCCCTGCCCCCTACCTTGC